GCAGGACGAGGCGCGGGCCCGGGCGTTCCAGCAGCGGGTCATCGGCTGGGCGTACGTGCTGCTCGTGGGCCTGCTCGCCGTGGTCTTCTGGATCCTCGTCCAGGTCGCGGTCGAGCTGTGACCACCACCGACGAGGTGGTCACGCCGGAGGTGATGCCGTCCCCCGGTGGTGGCCTGGTGCACGCGCCCGGCACCGAGGTGGCCGAGCCGGCGGCCTCAGCGATCGACCGGGCGGCCGAGGCCGCTCTGGCCATGCCGGGTGTCCCCGGGAGCGACGAGTTCCTGTCCCTGGCCGCCCAAGCGAAGATGCTGTCGCTGTCGGGGGCGGCGCCGGAGGCGGTGCGGGAGAACCCGCACATCGCGTTCCACGTCGCGATGGTGGGCCGCGACCTCGGGATCTCCCCGACCGCGGCGATCAACCTCATTGACGTGATCAAGACCCGGTCGGGTTACCAGCTGTCGCTGTCGCCGCAGCTGCTTAACGCGCAGATCCGCCGCCTGGGTCTGGGCGCGGTGCGGCCGGTAGTGCAGGAGCGTGACCGGGCGGTCGCCGTGGCGATCGGCCCGAACGGTGAGGAGCTGGGCCGCACGGAGTTCACGTGGGCGGACGCCCAGGACGCCGGGTTGGCCGGGCCCGCCTGCCAGCCGGGCGAGCACAGCGAGGCGTGCAAGCGCGGCACCCAGGGCGCCAAGTGCAATCAGGGCTACCGGACGTACCCGCGGCGCATGATGTGGTGGCGGGCCGCCGGGTTCTGCGCCGCCGACTGGTTCCCGGACGCGTCGGTCGGGCTCTACTCCCCCGAGGAGCTGGGCGCCGTCGTGGACGACCAGGGCCGGCCGCTCGACCCCGCGCAGGTCGCGCTACCGCCGGGCTACTCCGACCCGGTCGCCGAGAAGGCGGAGCGCCAGGCGGTCGCCGACCGGCCCGCGTCGCCGGACAAGCTGTGGGAGCTGCAGGAGCTGGTGTACGCGCTCCCGGCGGAGCTGCTGGCCGAGTTCCGGGCCGCGTGGAAGGCGAACGACCGCCTGTCCCCCTTCCCGCTGCGGCACCTCCCCCAGCGTCTCCTCGGGACCGCCCGGGCGATGGTGAACGCCCAGTGGGCCGCCGCCACCAAGGCCGGGTTCGACAAGGCCACCGAGGAGGACCGCCTACGCCACCGCTTGGCCGAGGGCGTCGCCTACCTGTTCCGGGCCGGCCCACCCGCGCAGGATCCGGCCGCTGTGGCCGCCACAGCGGCCCAGGACGGCCCCGGGGAGCCCTCCGGGTCCGCAGGGAGCGGGGAAACCGCTACGGGCGACACAGCGCCTCTCCCGGATGACGAGCGGACCGCGGCCGAGGAGGAGCCCGAGCGGGACTGGACGCCGGTCCTGCGTCAGCTCGCCGACGAGGTCCGCGCCCAGCTCGCCAAGATCCCGGCCGACGTCGGCGAACGCATCATGCGCGCCGTCGCCGCGATGCACCACAGCGCGGTGAACCGCGTCATCGCCGACGCCGGAGAGACCGCGGCCTACCCGCCGGAGCTGCACATCGACGGCCGGCGCATGGCCGCCACCATCGTGGCCGCCGCCGCGTTCGAGGTGTCGGGGGAGATCCACCCCGAGGTGGTCGCCGTCGAGGAGAAGGCGCAGGGCTGACGCGCAGGAGCCCGGGTCTCTCCCCCGACGGCAGAGACTCGGGCTCCTTGCTCACCCCTGGACCGGTGCCCCCACGTGGGCCCTCGGTGACGAGAGCCTACCGCGGGGGTCGCCCCGGGCGCCGCTGGGGGCGTCCGGGGACTACGGGGCCCGAGACCCGAGCGGGGGTTCCGCGGCCGAGTCGGTGTTGTCGACCGCCTTCACGGTCTTATGGGCGAACCCGCCGGTCGAGCCGACGACCACCGCGGCGTAGAACAGCGAGGCGATGTCGAGGTCGCCCAGCGACTCGGTGAACCCGGGCAGCGTCAGGGCGCTGGTGGCCTCCGCCTGGGACCCGAGCAGGAGCGCCAGGAACGCCGTCGCCCACGGAATCACCGTGGTCCCCGCCCTCGACCACTCGCTGGCCTGCAGAAACTTGATCAGGGTGGTGAGCTGTGAGGCCACGAGGCCGAGCGCCACCAGCGTTGCGAGATCCTGTTCCACGTGGAACCTCCCGTGTCGTGTTACCGGGGAGCGTACGCGGTGGGGCCCGCACCCCGGAGGATGCGGGCCCTGTGTGTGGGTAGTCAGGTGGGCCGCGGTCAACGGGCCTCGGCTCAGACTCAGCGGTTCATGGGTCGACCCTACACGCGGGACGGCCCCCACCACGGAGGATGGGGGCCGAGCGCAACTCTCGCAGGTCGAGGTGCCGGGGTCAGTTGATCATGCGACCACCGTAGCCCCGACGCGGAGCGGCCCCCACCCGGAGGTGGAGGCCGTCCGTTCTGGTCGGCGGGTCAGGTACGAGCCGGAAGACTCACCCCGATCCGCCGTGCCGGGCTAATGGCGGTAGCAGCCACCCGGCGGGGGGCACGACCCGAGGCCTAGGAACCCCCGGGCGCTACCGGCCCCTCTGTGATGCGCAGTCGTCGCAAACCTCGGCCAGCCTACGCGAACAGGACCGAGTGGAACGTGGCCGGCCCCGCCACGCCGTCCACCCGCAGCCCGTGGTCCCGCTGCCAGTCGACCACCGCGGCGTGCGTGAGCGGCCCGAACGAGCCGTCGATCACCAGCGGGTAGCCGCGCTGACGCAGCAAGTCCTGCCAGACCCGCACCACCGGGCCCCGGTCGTTGAGCCGTGCCGAGCCCGGGTAGCCGCCCGGCGGCGGCACCGGCCGGCCACCGGTCAGCGGGCCCGGCTGGCCGCCGGCCGCCGCGATGTAGGCCCGGATCCGCGTCGCTGTGGCGCGGGCCTGGGCGGCGGTGCCCATGAACTCGAAGTGCATCGCGTCGGGCCACGCGAACCGGCCGCCCCACCGGAACCCGTTGTCGGTCCACAGCTGGACCATCCAGGCGGGCATGTCGGTGACCAGCCGCCGGTCGGCGCGCCGCGGGTTCGTCGGGGCGTTGATGTCGACGGCGGTGCCCTGGGAGTGGTTCGACGGGGACGACGTTCCGGCGATCGGGCGGCACGCGTAACCCCACGTCCAGTCCGGTCGGATGTCGTAGCCGCGGGCCTCGGTGAGGTCCATCAGGAGCGCGACGAGGGGGGCGAGGTCCCGGTGGATGGGCAGGCGGAGACCGTCGTGCCGGGCCAGGGTCACGATCCGGCCCATGCGGTCGCAGTTCGGCCAGGCGGGCCCGAACGAGGCGTCAGCCATCGGAGCTGTCCTCCTCGGCGCCGGGCAGCGGGCGGGTGAACCCGTCGCAACCGCAGATGAGACAGGCCCCGGGGTCGCGGGCCTCGTTCCAGACCGGGCCGGCGGTCTCGGCGATGTCGGTCGGGTGGTCGACGATGTCGTGGTCGCACTCGCACGGGTCGCGCTCGACCTCGACGTCGACCGGCACGATCGGCATGTCGGCCGACAGCACGACCTCGGCGAGGGCCTCGACGTCGAGGGTGTCGCCCAGGCAGTCGGCGGCGTACATGTCGACGTCGGGGAAGCGGCCCCGGTGCTCACCGCCCTCGGGGGCGGCGTCGGCCGGGTCGTAGGGCGCCACACGCCACCTCGGTGGCGGGGACTCCAGGTTGGTCGGGGTGGTCATGACCCGACCGTATCGCGCTAACTCCCGGTCAGCTCGGCCTGCGCTTCGCCCAGGTCGCACGCCGGGGGCGGCAGGATCGCCCGGGTCTCGTCGCTCGCCCCCAGAGCGTCCAGGATCCGCTGGAACAGGTCGTAGCGCACGTGCACGCGGACGCACTCCGTCGCCGCAGCGCGGGCGGCGTCATCGGCCCGCTGCTGGACGACCTCGTCGAGGCGCGCCGCCTGGTCCTCCAGGTCGTCGATCGCCTGGTCGAGGCGGGCGTCAGTGGCGGCCTGGTGCTCGTCCACCTGGCGATCCTTGTAGGAGTCCCAGGCGCCCAGCAGGCCCATCGCGACCACCAGAGCGATCAGCCACCGGGTCGACCGGTCGAGCTGCTCGACGCTGGCCCGGGGCACCTCGATCACCTCGCCGGGCTCCTCCTCGGGCTCGGCCGGGTCGTCGTCGGGCTCGGCGATGGGCCTCGGCGGGTCGGGCCAGCCGCTCACCACGTGCACCTCGTCATCAGCGCCACCGCCAGGCCCGCCAGGAGCAGCAGCGGCGCCGCCCGGTAGGCGTAGTGCACCCACGCCGACCAGGTCACCGCAGGATCCCCCGGATGTTGCCCAGGACTCGCGCACCCAGCGACAGGGCCAGCACCGAGAAGATGAACCCGAACGACTCCATCCGCGCCCCCAGGAACGCGACCTCGATCGTCCCCCAGAACAGGGCCACGACGATGATCAGCGTCTGTAGCCACTGGGGCGGGGGCGGGAAGGGTGAGGCCTCCGATTCCTCGGGGGCCTCGTCGGGGGGCCGGTCGCTCACGGAGCACCAGCCGTCGCCCTCGTGAGGTCCGCCACCAGCTCGCGGCCCGCCGCCGTCGCCCCTGCCATCGTCGAGCAGCCGCGTTCCCACGCCGCCGCCGCCGTCCACGCCTCCGCCCACCGCCAGGCGTTCCGTTCGATCGTCAGCGCCGCCGCCGCCGCACGGCCCGCCGCCCCCATCTCCGCCCGCCGCGCCGGGTCCCGGGACAAGGCCCGCAGCAGCCCCGCCCACTCCCGGGGCCGGTGCGCCAGGACCGTCCCCGGCGACATGTCCGCCCACGCCGCGTAGGGCTCCGTCGGCGCCGCCACGCACGGCACCCCGACCGCGTTCAGCTCCAGGGGCTTGAGCCAGCTCTTCGCCTGGTTGAACCGGGTCTGAGCCAGCGGAGCGATCCCGACCCCGAACCGGGCGATCGCCAACGGCCAGTCGTCGATCCCCACCGGGCCCGGCCCGGGCGGGTTCTCGCCCAGGCCCAGCGCCCGGCCCACCCCGTCAGGCTGGCCCACCGTCTCGAACCGGCCGCCGCCGGCCAGCAGCTGGGCGACCGCCGCGCCGACCACCTGCAGGTCGTCGGGATGCGAGTGCACCGAGCCGCCCCAGCCGACGAGGTCGGAGTCGACGTGGCCGACGGCCAGGTACCGCTCGGGCACGCAGTTCGGGACGATCACCGAGCCCGCCCGCTGGTTCGGGTACGAGGCCGCCAGGCGGGGCGTCGTCACGGTGACCATGGTCGCCAACGAGCACGCCCGGGCAGCGTTCACCGCTGAGTGCGGGTTCGGGATCCGCACCCGCTTGTTCTCGGGGTGCGGGATCTCCTTGGCCAGGGTCCCGAACGCCGGGTTCGCCGGGTGGATGTGCGACAGGTCGTCGTCCATGTCGACCACCACCGCGCACCCGCGGGCCCGCACCATCGGGATCATGTCGACCAGGAAGCTCACCGTGGGGCGCTGCAGCACGATCACGTCGGCGTCGGCCGGGAACTTCTCCTCGGCCACCTGGCCCTTGAAGTTGAACCCGACCCGCACGGCCCGTTCCTCGGGGCCCACCACGGTGACGTCGAGGTCGGTCTGGGCGTCGACCGCCGCCGCCGGCCACAGCATCCGGTACGACCCGCAGCCGGTCCGGTCCCCCGGGTAGAGGTAGACCCGGAGCGTCACGAGACGGCCCGCAGCTCCAGGTCCCGGTCGAGCCGGAACCTCGTCCACACCTCCACGAAGTTCTCCACAGGAATGATCGTGCGGGCCTCCTGCACGCCGTCGGTGTAGGCGAAGTCCACGACCCCGTCGACCAGCACACCGTGGCCGACCACGGTGTCGTCGCCGTCGACCGCCTCGAACAGGCCCTCGTCGTTCACCGGGATATCCACAGCTAGTCCTCCTCGGGGCGGCGCCCGAGCGCCTCGACGTTCAGGTACGCCGGGGCCGCCGGGTTCCAGCGGGTGACCTCGGCGGGGGGCACGATCTGGCAGGGGTAGGTGTAGGCGGTGTGCAGCACCTCCAGGTCGGCGTCGCTCATCATCACCGCCATGGCCTTGTCGGAGAACCGGTAGAAGTCCTCCGGGTAGCCGTGGATCGGGAACGTCTGGTGGGTCTGCACGTACACCAGGCCGCCCGGGCGCACGACGGAGGCGGCAGCGACCATGGCCTGCCAGGGACGCTCCAGGTGCTCCCACACCGAGCACGCCACGTAGGCGTCGTACTCGCCCGGGTACCACTCGTACACCGACCCCAACAGGCCCGGCTCCGACGCCCGGAACGTAGCCAGGGTGTGGGCGTCGTCGACCCGGTCGACGTCAGGGCCCTCCTCGCGGTCGACGCGCACCCAGTCGCCGTGCGGCGCCCAGGCGGTGTGGTGGGTCGGCCGGTCGGCCTCGGCGCGCAGCGTCCCCACCTCGACCACCCGGGGCCGCTCGATCGCGGCCAGGAAGTCGACCAGGCGCTGCGCGCCGTCGGCCGTCCCCGCACCGATCCCAGCCGGATCGGCGATCACCACGTCGCCTCCTCCCACACGTAGCTCGCGGCCACCCGGAGATCACCGTCGGGGACCACCACGCCGCCCTCGACCGCCTCGACCTGCGTGCGCAGGGTGCGCTGCAGCCGCCGGTTGCCGTCCAGCTCCTCGGCAGCGTCGTCGAGGTCGCGGCCGTCGGCCTCGTAGCGCTCGGCGAGCGAGCTGGCCACGTCCTGCCATGGCCGGTCCAGGAACACGAACCGGACCTGTACACCGGCCTCCTGCGCCGCCCGCCAGGCGTTCGACATGATCAGCCGGAACGGCCACACGATCCCGGTCACCACCCGGTGCTGGTACTCGGCGCTCTGGGTGTCCGGGTCGGCGGTCTGCTGGGCCAGCTCGGTGACCTCGGCGAGCACCTCGGCGGCCCGCCACTCCAGCCACGGCACGTGCCCCGCCGAGGGCATCCCCGACGGGTGGGCGTCCAGCTCCTCGACGCCGGCCTGGCCGCCCTCGTTCAGCTGGTCGTGCAGGGTGGACTTCCCGGCGCCGGAGCAGCCGATCACGTAGGTGAGACGCATGAGGGGAACCTACTCCTGGGTCGGGATGCGGTCGTGGTTGCGGGCGATGGCCGCATTGAACCCGGCCAGCACCTCGTCGGTCAGCTTGCGCAGCGCCAGCTGCAGCTCCAGCGACATCGGGCACGTGTCGATGGCCTTGTGGGCCAGCTCGGCCACGGCGCCTCGCATGGTCTCGTGGGCGACCCGGGCGGCGGTGTCGGGCGCGTGGTAGGCGACCCGGTGGGTGACCTCGTCGTGAAGGTCGCCCCGTCGGACCCGGTCCATGTCGACCTCGGCCATCAGCCGGCCGCCACGGGCTGCTCGGTGCGGATCGGCCAGAACCAGCCGCCGCTCGGGTGCTGCTCGGGCTCCCACCCGGCGTGAGCGAAGTCCTTCCGGGTGTGGATCCCCGAGAAGTGCGCGATCAGCGCCGGCCGGTACGTGTTCGGGAACCTCGGCGCCGAGCCCCGGTGGTACAGCCGCGGGTGCCACAGCAGCGCGTCGCCCGGGTTCGGGATCCAGTCGACCACCTCGGCGTTCCGGGCCTGGATCTCCGCCTCGACGAGCGGGGTCAGCACCGCCTCGGTCTGCGCCGGCCACGCCGGGTCCGCCATGTCGACGATCCCCGACGCCGCCACCCGGCTGTTGGTCAGCCGGTGCCAGCGGTGCGACCCGGGGATGAACTGGAACGGGCCGGCGTCGGGCTCGATGTCCCCGAGCGCGATCCACACCGCGGCGTAGGCGTCCCCGACGTGGTCGGGGTTCAGGTAGCCGTCCTGGTGCCAGTTCCGCTGCGTCGAGGTCCACCCGGTCAGCGTCAGGTGCAGGCCCATCGGTTCCCCGACGGTGGCCTCCAGGGCCTCGGCCAGGGGCCCGGACATGAGGAGGTCGAGCAGCGCCGGGTTGTAGACGTACGGGCACGTGTCGGGCCAGCCGCCCGGGCGTTCGGCGTCCACGACGAACAGCCGGTCGGCGTCGCCCTTGAGCGACCAGGCGCCGTCGCCGCCCTCGGCGAACGCCGGCTTGAGGCCGCGCCAGCCGTTGGCCACCATCCATTCGTCCTGGTAGGCGGCGATCAGCTCGCCGGGAACGATGCGGTCGAGGGGCACGACGCCGTCGTCGGACCAGTCGGCCGGGCTCGGGTCGGGGGTGGGTTCGGAGAGGTCGTCCAGGGTGATCATGAGCCCACGCTACTTCCGGGCCCCGTGACCGCGCTTGCGCCCACGCCGTTACCGCGGTACGGTGTGCTCATGAACCTCACCGACACCACCACCAGCCGCACCGCCCGCCGACTCCGCGACGCCGCCCGGGGCGGCTACTTCGACGCCGCCGACGCCGACCGCGACGGCGACCCCGTCCTGGCCTCGGCGCTCCGCCGGACCGCCCGCCGCAACGCCCGCCGGGCCCGCTGACCATGCACCTCCACGAGGTCGAGCAGCGCGAGACGGCGTTCACCCCCCGCATGTGGGATGCCACCCCCGACGTGTGCTGCGCCTACTTGCAGACCGGCGCTTGCGCCCACACCGAGGGTTACGACCCGGCCGACGACGACCTGGAGCCGGTCTCCACCGGCGCCGACGAGGTCCGCTACGCCGTCGAAGGCGACGACGAGCCGTTCTGACCGCCGCCGCTCACCGCCCCCGAGGACCCGACGGACCGGGCCCGGGGGCGGTGGCGCGTCTACAGCTCGTTGACGGTGAGCGGCCCGACCTGTAGGTAGTGCGGGTCGGCCGGGTCGAAGATCCCGACGTGCGCCAGCAGGATCCCGTCGGGCGCGTACCCCTGGAACCCGTCGCCCCCCGCGTCGGTCCACGACATCACGAACTCGGCGTCGTCCCACGCCGGAGGGTCCATGTGCGGCGGGTAGAACCGGCCGACCATCCCCGTCCCGGCCTTCATGGTGTCGGCCTGGAACGGGTAGCACGCCCCGAAGTCCGCCCACGACCCCGACCCGCCGTTCAGGATGTCGGCGCCGGCCTGGGGGTAGGTCAGGTGGTTCTCGTCGAGGCGGGTGGCTCCGATGATGATGTGGTCGCCGAGCGGGCCGGTGATCTTCACGTCGAGGGTGCGGGACCGCAGCGACCGGTCCAGGTCGGCCTCATGCACGACCAGCGTCACCTGGCCGCCGATCCGTTCGGACGCGAGCACCTCGCCGCCGGCCGACAGGCGCAGCCCGGGGATCGTCTGGGACGTGTTCCCGAGCAGCACAAGGTCGTCGTCGTCGTAGTGCCCCGACCAGACGCCCATGTTCACGATCCAGGGGGACACCCCGAAGATGTCGCCCCACGTCATCGTGATCAGGTAGGTGCCGTCGTCCTCGTCGAGGTGGACGGCGTGGGCGTGGCCCTGCTGGCCGACCATCAGGCCGCCGTTCTCCTGGAACCAGATCGACGAGAGGTGCGAGTCGACGGCGGTCAGCTCGCGGAGCACGGCCACGTGGCGCTCGTTGCCGTTCGAGCCGGTGACCTTGCGGAACTGGCCCCGGCGGCCGCCGACCGCGAGCACGGTGGTCAGCTCGTTGACGTTGCGGGCGCCCGGGTCGGTGTCGACGGTGACGTTCACGAGGTCGAAGCGGTCCCAGTCCGCCTCCTCCCACGCGACGTAGGCGGACGCGCGGTTGCGGGCGGTGGCGAGCACGAACGCCGCGACGCGGGGCCCCGGGTCCACGTCGGTGGTCTCGGTGGCGGTGGCGCCGGTCAGCTCGGCGAACGCCTCGACGTCGGCCGGGTCGACCTCGGCGTCCGCGTCGAAGAACCAGAGCCCGACCTTGTGCCCGAACGGCCGGATGGCGTCGAGGTTGCGCATCGGGTCGATGTCGGGGAGCGCCGCCGTCCACGCCGCGCCCGAGCCCCAATCGGCGTTGATGGTGGCCTGGAGCGACGGGTTGTCGTCGTAGAACTTGTCGGCGTCCACGATGGGCCGGAGCAGCGCGACGGCCAGCACCTTCCCCGGGTTACGCCACGCCCAGTTCAGGGCGTTAAGGGAGCCCATGCCCTCGCCGATGACGGCGACCCGGTCGGTGCGGGTCCCGATCCACACCTGGGCGGCCGCCCAGTCGACGAGGTCGTCGACCCAGCCGCCCGGGTCGACGACGTCGGGGGTCGCCCACTGGGACGTGCCCCCGAGGCGGGCGGCCAGCACCGGGTAGCTGGTCGAGGTCACCGCGGTGAACAGGCTGGAGAACGAGCCGGTCAGGGTGCCCTCGGCGGTGCCCTGGTAGGCGTGGAAGTAGAGCACCGGGATGTCGCCGCCGGGGGCGTGCGCCCGGCCGACGTGCAGTACGACGGTCTCGTCGGTGGCGGAGCTGTCGGCGCTGTAGCGGGTCCAGCGCGACGACCCGAGCGGCGGGACGACGCTCACGCCGCGACCGCTCGCAACGACGCCAGGTTGAGCACGGACGCTGACATGCGGACCGTGAGGTTCCCGCCCGAGCCCATGCCCGCGATGACGTAGTCGCCGGCCGAGTGCGCAGCGAGCCGGGCGAACGGCTCGACGGTGCGGGTCGTGGTCGTGTCCATGTCGGGGACGGGGACCCCGTCGAGCGCCGCGAAGAGCCCGGTGTTGCTGGCCGGGTAGATCCCGAACGACGCCTCCGCTGGGCCCCCAGAGGTCTGGAGGCCGGGGACGTGGCCGAACAGGTAGACGGGGCGAGCGAGGTCCGGGACGGTGACGAGCAGACCGGGGACGGCGGCGTTGAACAGGCCGCCGCCGGTGCCGGTGATCGTGACCGCGGTCGCCGTGAACGCGAACGCGATCTCCAGGCCGCCGCCATGGAGGTCGAGGCGGGAGGCGTGAGCGGCGAGAGCGGTGGGGGTGACGGTGCCCAACGGGTCGTCCTCCAGGTCGAAGGGGTCATAGGGGCCGCCGGTGACCGGCACGGTGAGGAACGAGGGCTCGTAGGAGACGCAGCCCGGCACGAACCGTTCCACCATCCACGTGGTGCCCTCGGGGGCGATGTCGCTGTTCGGCCAGAGGTCCATCGACCAGACCCCGGCGCTGTTGATGCCGTTGCCGGTCATCAGGACCGTGGTGCCGACGAACTTCTTCCCGGTCGAGAGGGCCCGGCCCACGACGGGGCGGCCCTGGCCTCCCACGAGCGTGACCCACACCTGGGCCGGCCAGGGGGTCGTGGTGTCCGGCTTGTCGAGGTCTTCCTGAACCACGGTCACCGGGGACCCCTCCTAGTTGATCTGCTGGATGCGGGCAAGGTAGCTGACCCCGTCCAGGATGACGTCGGCGCCACCAGCGGACGACACGACGCCGGTGCTGTACTCGATCGCGCACACCGTGTTCGCGCCGAACGCTCCGATGCACGGGAGCAGCAGGTCGTTGTCGGGCCACGCCCACTCCGGCAGAGCGAAGATCGGGGTGGCCGAGCCCGACGTCCGGGTGGCTCGGCCCCGCAGCTCGATACGCCCCGACCGGCGGGTGAACATGACCTGAGCGTTGCCGTTCTGGCCCGGGGGGAGCGTGCCGGCCGAGTGCCCCCAGCCGGTCAGGAACGGGGGCTCGCCCTCGGTGCCGACGATGTGCCATTCGTCCCAGTCGCCCGAGAGGCGCCCGACGACAAAGCACCGGGCGGCGTCGCCGGTGTAGAGCAACTGCACCCGGTCGCCCGGCATGAGCGTCACCGGGGCGGCGATCGTGGCGCCGTGGGCCTCGTTGGGGCCGTCGGCGACCACCGTCGCGATGGTGTTCGTCGGGTCGACGCCGGTCACGACGCCGGCCACGTAGCCGGGGATCAGCCGCAGCGCAGCGGCCCGGCCGGCCTGGGCGGCGGCGGCGACCATCTCGCGCTCCAGGGCAGACAGGGCCACTACGCGTCCTCCTCGACGATGTCGGCGAAGTCCTCGCTCCAGACCCGCCGCAGCTCGTGGGACATGACCCCACCGGCCACCAGCGGGAGGGTCCACTGCTGCTCGCGGTACTTCTCGCCCTTCCACCCGATGACGTCGAACGTGTCGTGGCGCGGGTCGATCGCGGTGCTGAAGTTGACCCACCGGTACGTGGCGTAGTCGGCCTGCCCGAACGCTTTCGCCATGCGGGCGGCCTGCCCGTTCGAGGTGACGCCCTGCACGTCGTACTTGCGGACGAGGGCCCGGCCCCGGTTGGCCTCAGAGTGCGGCGCCGACGCCGGCACCTTCCACTCACCCCAGATCGGGCCGGACGACATGCCCGAGTTGAGAACCAGGTAGACGTTCGGGGCGGCCAGCAGGTCGTCGGACTCCTGCACCGACCCGGCCACCACGTTCTGGCCGGCCACGTAGGTCAGGGTGGGCTCGACCGACGACATCGACGGCACCGCCCGCAGCACCGCCACGCCCATGTTGTCGAAGTACAGCGAGTAGAACCCGGCCAGCGCGGCGAGGTCGTTGATGATCTCCAGGCGGGTGGCCTCCGCCTTCCACACCATCCACTCCGACACCGTGGCGTCGGTCGCTTCGATGTCGTGCTCAACGATCCCGCCGGCCTCGACCTGCTGAACGAGCAGGTCGTACACCGAGTCACCGGGCGCAGCGAACGTGACCCCGCGGGACTCCTCGTCGAGGAGCGCGAGCTGGTCGAGCAGCGCCCCATCGGTGGTCTGGCCGACCCCGACCGAGGCGAGGTCGACGGACCCGTAGAGCTGCTCGGAGCGGGTGGCGTCGGCGAACACGAACACGCCCAGCGGGTACTCGGTGCCGTCCTGCATGACCATCCACGGGCGCAGCCGCTCGGTCAGCGTGTTGATCTCGGCCGTGACCTTGGGGGGAAGCGTGAGCCCGTTGAGTGCCCGCTTGACCTTCCGGTTGATGTTGTTGGTCACCGACGCCCCGCCCATCTGGACGGTCAGGTCACCTATCCACGAGTTGAACCGGTCGAGGAGATCGAACCGGAAGCCCTCCGCCCGCTGGCCCCAGCCGTCGAGGGTGAGGAGGTCGCTCACGGCGACGCCGGGGCCGTCACCTGCGCGACGGACGTGTCGTGGACCGCGGGCGTGTCGGCGGCCTCGACGATCCCGATGTCGGCCGTCCACAGCTCGGAGCCCTGGGCGTCGCCGCGCCGGTTGGTGCCCTCAGGCACCACCAGCGACGCGTACCAGCGGTTCCCCTCGCCGTCGCGGACGCACACGTAGGGGATCGGCGCCCACGCCAGGTCCCGGAGGGGCTGGAACAGGTCCATGGACGGGAGCACCGGCGTGAGCTTGCACCCGGCCGCCAGCAGCAGCCGGCGCGTGAACCCGTCGCCCCGGCGCTCCAACGGACGGAACGCCACCTCGCGGTTGCGGCCATGCATCCGGCGCAGCTCGACGTCGTCGAACTCCCGGAACGTGAAGTCCCGGACCACCTCGCGATCCCACACCTCGGGGTAGACGCAGCCCATGCCGGTGGCGGCGTTCGAGCTGAACGCCAGGGCCACCTGGCCGCCCGGCACCGTGATCGACGCCGGGTCGGACCAGTCGCCCACCACGCCGTCGGAGCGCAGGGCCCGCACCCGGTACTGCGTGCGGACCCCGATGAGGGGCTCCAGGTCGTTCCAGGCGTCGGTGGTGCGGCCGTCCACCGAGGCGACGCGCTGCCAGTCGGGGTCCAGGTCGTCGAGCCGGTCGACCTGGTAGCCGACCGTGTCGGGGTCGGACTCGGGCACCGGTGACCACGACACCTGGGCGTAGGGCATCGTGTCCTCGGAACAGCCCGGGCAGATGGCCTCCCCCGAGCAGATCGTGACGTGATGGGCGGTCAGGGCCCCGTCGCGGGCTCCCACACCGGTGACGGCCGGCGGGACCTCGACCAGGGTCGTGAGCAGGTCCGAGGACCGCACCCCGGAGTCCCACAGCGGGAGCGTGACGCCGTCGGCCAGGTAGTTGCCCTCGGCGTGGTCGGTGCCCCCGGCCCACGTCTGGTCGTTCGTGGTGGCGTCGCTGATCAGCGCGGCGACGTACCACGGGACGGTGTCGGTGGAGTCCGGGGACGAGAACTGGACGCGGTGCAGCGCCGTGGTCAGGTCGACGCCGTCGTCGAAGCGCATTACCACCGTCTTGTAGGTGACGCCCTGGTCATCGGTGTTCGACACCGGCGCCGACACCGGTAGCCGGGCGACGTCGTCGGCCGAGACCTCGACCGCGCCGAGCACCCGGGTGCCAGTGGCGTCCACGAACACCTCGGCCCGCAGCGGCGCCGACGGCCGTCCGTCCTGGGCCCGCCACCCAGCGACCACGAACACCTGGCCGTACACCGTGGTCCCGGCCGGGATGGTCATGAGCTGGGACACGACCTCGTCGCCGTACACCGGCGCGCCACGCGACAGCGCGTAGGGCATCGTGTCCGCGATCACCGTCGACCCGTCCCGGATCCGGGCGCAGGGGATCCCGTCGAGCTGGGCGCCGGCCGCGCCCATCAGCCCGGACACGCCGTTCGCCGAGGTCTGCACCGTCGGGTTGAACGGCTGCGCCCGGCGGACCCAGGTGCCGTCGGCGGCCTGGCCCCGGAGGTGACGCCACGGGAGCACCGACCCGGCGACGTTGTCGACGTTGTAGTCGGTGATCCGGCGGGCCATCAGGACGAGGTTCTCGCCGGCCGTCGAGGTCGGCGAGCCCGTCCCGGCCGGGGTGTCCATGCTCACCGACATCCACGAGAACGCCGTACCGGGCGAGCCGACACCGACCCCGCGGCGGCGCTCGGGGATGCTGAACACCCGCAGGTAGACCCGGTCGACCCGCCAGTAGCCGGCGCCGGCCCGGCACGTGATCCGCATCTTCCGGGACCCACCGGACGCGAAGTCCCGGATCATGGTGGGCGTCCACGGCCGCCAGAACGCCTCGTTCGCCTGGACGATCGCCTCGCCGAAGCGGGTGACGCCGGTCGAGAACCCGTTCGACCAGATCAGCGCTTCCTTGTTCCAGACGGTGAGGCCGCCCGGGTCGTAGCGGCGCACGTTGTAGGGCAGGTTCCCGCGGACGATGACCTCGACAGCGAGCACGTGCCGGTCGAGCCCGAACGCCCCCGTGCCGAACTGGAGATCCACATAGGCGTTGATCGCCGACGCCGCGATGAACTGGCCGTCGTCGAACGCGTTCAGCCGCGCGATCGTGACCGGCTGCGTCAGATTCTCGTTGTACATCGCCGAGGACCCGGTGACTGCGGTCACGGAGAAGTCGTTGTAGGTGAGCGCTCCCCAGGGCTCGTCGCCGGACTCGACCAGCTCGACGAGCATCGGCCGCCGGACGCTGTTGTAGATCGCGGGCAGCGTCGAGGCCTGGGCGCCCTGGCCGGCGTAGAGATCGACGATGTCGATGTCGCCGGTCGCGCGGGCCTCGAAGTGCAGGGTCTCGACGTCGGCGGAGGCGTCCACCACCCCCTGGGCGTAGCCGACGTCGATGTGCTCGACGCCCAGCTTCCCGGGGGCGTTCAGGTTCCAGTCGGGGGCGGTCACGCGATCCTCGCTTCGACTCGGGCGGCGCGCTGGTCGATCACGTCGGCGGCCCGCCTCCCGATGCGGTCACCGATCCGGTCGGCCTCGGCGTCGGACACGGGGCCCGCAACGTAGGTCGTGAAGTTCAGGATCGTGGCCCCAGCGTCCCCAGGAGCGCCGGAGACGGCCGACCGGCCACCGGTGGGCGGTGGCGCCGACGACGAGCCCTGAGCGGCCGCCAGGACGTCCCACAGCCCCGACTGGTTCGCGAGCTGGAGCGTGCGGCGCGGGTTGGTCAGCGGCAGCAACACCTCCTTGCCGGCCTCGCCGATGATCATGTTCGTGGCCCGGTCGAAGATCCCGCCCTCGGCGCCCACCCCCGGGATGGCGCCAACGACGTCGCCCACGACCCCGCCGCCGGGTATGGACTCGATCTTCTCGATGAGGTCGGCCACCCAGCCGATCGCCGATTCGATCCAGCCAATGAGCGTTTCGATCGCGCCCGACACCAGGTCGATCGCGCCCTTCATCACGTTCCAGGCAGTGGTCGCGACCCCGAGCGCGAACCCGAGCCCGAACTGGAGGGCGGCGGTGATCGGGCCGAGGGCGGCCGACAGCAGGCCCGTGATGGCGCCCGACACGAACCCGACCGCCGTCTTGAACAGATCCCACGCGCCTTTCGCCACGTTGATCGCGGCGGTGAAGGCGCCGGCCAGGAACCCGCCGAGGGGGACCAGCACGCTGTTCCAGAGGAACGACGCGGCGGTCGTTACCCCGGTGATCGCCGCTCCCAGCACGGTCGACAGGACTCCGGCCAGGAACGAGATCACCGGGGTGAGCACGTCGGCCAGGAACCGGCCGAGCGGGACCAGGATGTAGTTCCACAGAGCGTTCGCGGCGATCGACACCGCGGTGACCGCTACGGCCAGGGGCCCGAACGCCACCACCGCGAGGGCGATCAGGGCGGGCTGCAAGAACGTCCAGATGAACTCGCCGAGCGGCACGAGGACGGACTGCCACAGCCACGTCGCCGCGGCCACGATGGCGTCGACCGCGACGAGCAGCGCCCCGCCGATCGCTTCACCGACTGCGATCACCGCTCCGATGAACGTCGACAGCAGGAACTCGCCGAGCGGCACCAGGACGTTGGTCCAGAGGTCGCCGAGCGTGGCCACGAGCGCGTCGAACGCCGGGCCGGCGTTGTCGCTGACGAACGTCACGACGTCGGCCAGCGCCCCCAGCAGCAGAGCGATCCCCTGGAACACCAGGCCGTGGGTGAACGTGTTCAGCCGGACGAACAGGGCGCCCAGCTTGAACAGCGGCACCAGCAGCGGGGTCAGCGCCGCGAGGATCTCGGCGAGCGACACGGCGATCGACGCCAGGGCCTTGCCCAGCTCGGGCAGCTCGGGGCCGATGTCCTGTAGGAGCCCCTCGAACGTCTCCAGCCAGGCGTCGGCCAGATCCTCCAGTGCCGGCCCGATGATCTCCAGGGCGTCGATCAGGCCGCTGGCCAGCAGCGAAATGAACTGGTTCAGGATCGGAATGGCGGGCTCGATCGCCTCGAAGAACCGGACGGCGACGTCGGCGAGCCCCTGCAGGATCGGCACCAGCGACTGCAGCACGGCCGTCAGCGACGCCGACAGCTGAGCGAACAGGGGCTCCATAGCCTGGACGAGGGAGCCGAGCCCCTCGGCCAGCGTGTCGATCACCGGGGTGAGCAGCTCCACCAGGTTGGCCAGGAGCGCCAGGACCGGGGGGAGCACGGTCGATGCCAGGGTGGCGAACAGACCGATGATCGGCTGCAGGGCGCCGCCGATCGCGGAGAACAGGGGGGCCAGCGCCTCCAGGACCGGGCGGAAGTCGCCGGCCACGGTGCCGACCGTCTCGAAGATCGACGCGAACCCGTCGGCCAGGCCCTGCAGCGCGACACCGAACGACGGGCCCACAGCGTCGATCACGTCGACCAGCGTCGAGATCAGGCCGCCCGCGATCGACGACAGCGCCGGGGCGATGGTGCCCAGCGACGACTCGATCGCCGGGATGGCCTCCGACAGCGCCGTCTTGATCGTGGGGACCAGGGGCTCGAACGCCTCGGTGAGGGCGATCTGGATGGTGTCTTTGAACGTCGAGAACACGCCGAGCAGGGTCTGGGCCTGCTTGGCCATCGCCCCGGCCGCGCCCGGGAACTCCTTCATGCCCTGGAGCAGGAGGTCGATTCCCTCGGTGGCGGGGATCGCTCCTGACTCGACCAGCTTCTGCAGCTCGCCGGTCGTGATCCCGAGGCCGTCGGCCATCGCCTGGAACGGGGCGAACCCGGGGAGCGCCTCGGACAGCTGGAGCAGCTCCTGGGTGCTGACCTTGCCGCGCGACGCCATCTGCCCGAGGGCGCGGACCACGCGGTCGATGGCGTCCGGTGGGGCGCCGAGCACGGCGGTCAGGTCGCCGATCGTCTCGACGGTCGGGATCAGCTCCTCGCGAGCGATCCCGGCGGCGTCGGAGACGGCCAGCAGCCGCCGGGTGTTCTCGGCCAGCCCCTGGAACTCGAACGGGGTCCGGGCCGCGAACTGCTGCATCTCGCGGATGAACGCGTCGGCCTCCTCGGCCGATCCCAGCAGCGACTCGAACCCGATGCGGGTCTGCTCGATCGACGCCGAGCCCTTCAGGCCGAACGCGACCGCCGCTGCCCCGGCGATCCCGAACCCGACCGCCGTCGCCGCCGCCCCGGAGGTGAGCAGCGAGAACGCCGCCCCGGACGTCCCGATCCTGGAGATAGCCCGGATGCTGTCGTTCGACGAGTCGCGGAACGACCGCTCGACCGACTCGGCCGCCACCTCGGCCGAGGCCACCACCGGACCGAACGCGTCGACTCCGCCGATGTCGGCCAGATCCTCGTCGGCGCCGCGCCGCGCCTCAGAGAACGCGTTCTCGATCGCCTCACCGGTGGCCTCGGCCTGTCCCCTCACCGAGGCGAACAGCTCGGGGCCGCCGATGTCCCGCAGGACGGCGTCGACCTCGCGCTGGGTCTCCTGGAACTCCCGCTCTACCTGGTTGAGCGACCGGTCGACGTCGCCCAGGATCTCGCGGAACGCCTCCCGGAACACGTCCTCGATCTGCTCGCCGACGCGCTCGGCGACCTCTTCGATCGCCTCCAGGCGGGCGTCGATGCCGTCCAGGCCGCGCTCGGCGGCGTCGACATCGGCGTCGATCTCGACGTGGGCCTCGGAGAGGGGGCCGGTGACCATGGCCTACAGCGCCGTTCCTGCCAGAGCCCCCGAGCCGATCACCGGGATGACGGGCTCGCGGAGGGCGGCGGGCTCGCCCAGCTGCTGGCCGGCGGCCACGCTGGAACGGAACGCCGCCCGGTCGCCCCGCCACCACGACGGGGCGGGGATGTGGTCGGGCGCGGTGCCGGGCACGTGCTGGCCGTCCTTCCCTCGGGGCGCCCGCTGACCGGGGCCCATCGGCTGGGCGGCCGGCCGGGCCGCTGTCGGGCGGCGCCCGGCCCGCCGGTCTCGTTCGACCTGCTCGGCCAGGCGCTGCTCCTGCAGGGCCGCCAACAGGCTGTAGTCCCCCGTCAACGCCGTGTCGATGGCCAGGCGCGACTCGGCGTCCAGGCCCTCGACCATGTCGGCATAGAAGAGGTTCAGCAGCCGGTCAGCGGGCAGGGTCATGGGGTCTACGCCCCGACCTGCGCATCGGCCGTCGAGCTGCCACCAGTTCCGCCGTCCCCATTCGACGAGGTGGACGACGGCTCGGTAGGGCGGGCGGTGTAGTGCTGCATCAGCGCGTTGAAGACGGAGGTCATCTGGGCCAGGTTGATGGTCCGCTGGTCGTGCTCGCGGCGCTTCGCCGGGGTCAGCCCCTTGGCCGGGGGCCGTAGGTAGAGCTGCCACTTGTCGTAGGAGTCGGGCTCCATCACCGTGCGGATGAACTCGTCCATCCGGGTGAACGCCGAGCCCCCGGCCGTCGCGAGCTTGGCGCCGGCCTCGGGGTCGTCCTGGTCGATGTCCTGGAGGCTGTCGACCCCGTCGGGGAGTACCTCCGCGATCTCCTCGCGGACCGTGGCCATGTCGAGGATCACCCCGCCCGGCAGCTCGGGGACGCAGTGGTAGTTGACCCCGTTGAGCCGGAACGACACCTTCTCCTGGCGCCGGAGCCCCGAGAAGTCCTGTAGCTGAACCATCGTTTCCTCCCGTTCAGCTCCGCCCGGCGGGCAGAGCGTTGGTCAGGAATCTACGAGGTGGGATGCGACGGCCACGAGCGTGAGCTATCCGCCATGACCTGGGCGCGTAGACCGACCCGGACCCCTCGTGCACCGCGAGGCTGTAGCGGACGTTCGAGCCGACCTCGATCACGAGCCCGTTCGCCGCGGGCATCGGAGCGGTCCGGTCCTGCGCCGCCCGCAGCCGTCCCCGGTCGACCGGGCACAGCACCTTGGCATGGTTCAGGACCCGTTCGGCCCGGCGGGTCAGGTCCCGGCCGACCGGCCCGGTGGGGGCGCGGAGCAGCTGTCGCCGGGCGGCCATGTTGCGCTTGACCATCAGCACTCCCCGCAGTTCGGGATCCCGACCAGGACGTGCAGCTCAGACCCGGCGCAGCCGCCATCGTTGCCGACCCCCAGCTGCTCCTGCACGATCATCGACGGGTGAAGGCGGCGGGTGTCGCCGTCGTCGAGCTGACAGCACTTCACGGCGCGCAACACCGCTTCCCGGTCCGCCCAGTCGACCTCGGCGGCGGCGGTCATGGCGGCCGGCGGCGGCGGGTGGCCGTCGTCCTCCTGGGTAGGGACGCAGCGCAGCACGGTCACGACGTACTCGACGACCGTCCAGGGGGCCCCGCACGTGTCGGTGGTGAGGAGCTGGACCAGCTCGGGCGACGCCGACGGGTAGCTGGTGCGGATGTGGACGGTCAGCTGCCCGTCGGGGCACATGCAGTAGTCCCAGGCCAGGTCGGCGCCCGGGATCATGTAGCTGAACCCGGGGGCCCCGGCCTCGGTCTCCGCCAGCGCGGCCGAGGCGCACTCCAGGAGGCGGTTCCCGATGTCGAGCAGCGCTCCAGGCGCCGGGGTCGGGCCGGCCATCAGGATCCGCCGCCCTGCAGCAGGTGTCGGCCCTGCTGCTCCCACGTGTCCGGGTTGATGAACACCGGCCGCTCAATCAGCCGGCCCGGGTTCCACGTGTCGAGGAACCGGTCGACCAGCGCCAGCCCAGTGGACTGGCCCTCGCGGCGCTCCTTGATCGTGGGGAACTTCTGCTCGGTGCCCTGCCGCGACGTCGACACCGTGTAGGCCGGCAGCGCGCACCGGCCGGTCTCGCACCACTTCGCGTACTCGGCCGACAGCTGCGCCACCGCCCACGCCCCCGAGGCCGGCGGCGGCGTGCCGATCACCGCCTGGATCGACCAGGCGCCCTCACCCGACACCGGGACCGTCCAGTCCTGGCACAGCGGCCACTGCTCGCCGTCCGTGCGCGTCAGGATCGCCCGCCCGTCGGCCGCCCACAGCACGTACGCGTCCGCCGGGACGACCACCCCATCGACGATCACCTCGACGATCGACGTCGTCGCCGCGGGCAGCAGCAGCTCGTCGGCGTCGTTGCACCCGCACCCGCCCCGGCACCGGCCGCACACCGCGTCCCACCACAGCGCCGACGAGCGCAGCGCCGGCCAGCCCTGCCCATCCCACCACGACCTCGGCCGCCACCCGTCCGGGGTGCACGACCGGTGGCACGGCCGCAGCGGGACGGTGCACGACCCGAACTGGCGGCCCGACAGGGCCCACAGGTCTTCGCTCGCGGCCAGCAGCGACTCGGCGGTGCCGGTCGGCGCCGGGCACGAGGTCGGCAGCGGCCAGGGTTCACACAGCGGGATCATCTCGTCTCCAGAGCGGCCGGCCACCGCCAGCGTGATCGCTGGCAGCGTGAACGCCACAGCGGCGATCAGGGTCTCAGTTTGCGCCTCCAGGTGCAGGTCGACCGCAGGCAGCACGTAGGTCAGCTCGGCGGCGACCGGTGCGTCAGCCACGCCGGCCAGCTCCAGCTCGACCGCGGGGAGCGTCCACGCGCCCTCCGCCGCAGCGGACGACGACGCCTCGGCGGCCAGCTCGACGGCCGGCAGCACGAGATCCACGACCCCGTCAGCGGCCGCCGACGCGGCCACGGCCAGCTCGACCGGCGGCAGCTCGTAGGCCACCGCCCCGGTCGACGACGCCGACGCCTCCACAGCGACCGCCACAGCTGGCAGGACAGCCTCCAGAGCGCCCGAGGCGGTCGCTGTGCCCTCCAGGGCCAGCGACACCGCTGGGAGCACCAGAGCGGCCTCACCGTCCGCCTGGGCCGTCCCCTCGACCACCAGCTCGACCGCGGGCAGCACGTAGGCCAGCTCGCCGGTCTCCGGCGCCGCAGCCGCCGGGCCCCGCAGCCCAGCGGTCACCACCGTGCCCGTGGTCGTCGCCACCCACGCCGCCGGGTTGTAGCTGTCCGCGTTGATCGGCCCGGCGCACACCGCCGCCGACCCGAAGATGCCCGCGTTCGTGGACAGCTGATTGTTCGGGAGCGGGTACGTGATCGAGCCCAGCGACCCGTCGCGGGTCAGGGACACGATCGCCAACCACTCCTCGACCCCCCACGGCGGGTCCAGCAGCGGGGCGTCCCCCGTGTTCACCGCCGTCGCGAACACCGGGGGCTGCGCCGGGTCGAACGTCCCGGCAGCGAACCGGAACGCCTGCGCCCACACCGCCTGCGTCGCCGTCGTGGTCAGCTGCACCGACGCGCCCGTGGCCCCGTCGCGCCAGCCCCACGACTGAATCATGGAGTTGCCGTTGGTGTTCGTGATGTCGAGGGGCTCGGTCCACGGGGCCGGCCACGTGATCCCCTGGGGCCGGTTCCGGCCGAACGCCGCCACGACGATCGTCCGGTCACCAGCGACCGACGCCCCGTCGAGGTTGAGCGTCGGATTCGCCGTGAGCGCACCGAGCAGAGTCGGGGTCACCGATACCGGCGTCGGCGCGCTCACGGCGGCCCTCCCGTCAGCCCGCGGGCATCGTCAGCGTGCCGGAAGTGATCTCGACGTCCAGGCCGACCGACACCGCGGTCGTCGACAGCGTGAACTGGCCCCCGCCCCCGGTCACCGTCACCGCCCCATCGATCACCGTCGCGCCGGTCGAATCCTTCATGCGCGCCCACCCGGCCACGCCATCGTCGACCCCGACCGCCGCCGGGACCGGCGTCACGTCCAGCGTCTTGACCCCGGAGACCGCCGCCGACCACGCCGGATCCGACAGCGTGAACGTCAGCAGCAGGTCGCCGGTCTCGGCCGCGTTCGCGTTCGCCGGCTGGGCGCCCGTGAACACGTCGATCGTGCCGGGCCCAGCCCCACCGTCCGCCCGATCGCCGACCGCGTCCGCGGCCGCGTTCTGAGCGGCGGTGGGGATGCGGGTCGCCACCGGATCAGGCGGCGGGGAGCGTCACCGCTCCACAGCCGGTCTCGGACGGCAGGGTCAGGCGGGTGATGTTGAACCCGCGGTGGCCGTTCGCCGGCACCTGGGTGATGAACTTCACCGCGCCCGGGCCCTGGCCCCACAGCTGGTTCGCCTTCTCCGACCTCGCCGTGATCCGCCACTCGATCACGTCGTTCGTGATCGTGAAGTCGTTCAGCCGGCCCGACGCCAGGTGCGGCCACGCCCAGTAGGCGGTTCGGGGCTCGTCCTCGGTGCACGTGTCCGAGTCGGCCTGCCAGATTTCCAGGCCCCAGCGGGCGTCTACCGAGCCCTCCTCGACCCAGAACCCGGTACCGGTCGCCGGGTCCCCCGTCGTCACCAGCGTCTGTCCGGTGGTGATCACCACCAGGTCGGGGTCGATCGCGCAGAACCGGATGTTCAGCTCGTCGCGGAGGAACTCGTCGTTCCCTCGGCGGTTCACGCAGAACCGGCCGTCGGCCCGGCGAAGCTGGTACTCGACGCCGTCCTCGTACTGGGGCGACACCTGCGCCTCGACGAACCCGGCGGAGACGATCAGCGACCCCGTGCCGGTCACCGGGGCGCCGCACTCGTCGAGGCGGATCACCCGGAACAGGGAGCCCTGGATGGGGGAAATGCAGTCAGCGGGCACGGTGGTCCTCCAGCGCCTGGTCGACGGCCGCGACGATGTCGTCGCGGCCCATGTTGTCGGTCACGGCCACCGGCACACCGGCGGCGGTCAACTTCTCGGCGTGCGCCACCCAGGCCTCGCGGGACGAACCCTGACCGGCCCGGGGAGGCGCCTCGCCCACCAGCGCCCCGACCGCGTCGGCGCCGGTGCCCTCGGCCGGAACGGGAGCACCGGCCGACGAACTCTCCAGCGGGTCCCGCACGAGCTTCGACAGCTCGCCCCGCTGCTCGTCGTCGAGCCCGTCCAGGGACTCGACCTCGACCTCGTTCCCGCCCAGCGGCCGCCACGGGATGGCGGCCTCGCCGAGCACCCCGACACCGACCAGGAGCCGAGGCTGACCACGGAACCGGAGGCGGATCACGACGCGCTCCCACCGGCACCGGTGGTCACGCCGCCGTGGGACACCTCGACCGCGGTCAGCGAGCACTGGTCGAACCACACCAGGTAGGGCCGGCCCACCTGGTAGACGGCCGTGTTCTGGGCCCGGTCCATGTAGGAGCCCGGCTGGATCCCGAAGTCCTGGATGGGGCCCCGGTACACCGACACCGGCGGCGTCGCGTACCACCACAGCGCCTGGCGGTTCGCCAGGGTCGCGCCGTCCGGGCCGACACCGGCGCCGAGCGTCGAGTACGCCGCCACCACGTTCCCGTTGAGGGTCCGCAGCTGCTGGCCCCTGGCGGTCACCAGGCTGTTGGCGGCCAGGTGCGGCACCGAGTCCCTCGGGACGTGGATGACGCCCTCACCGCCGTACGTGTCGGCCAGGCGGATCTCCAGGAGCCCGAGCGCCTCGACGGGGTCGAGGACCCCGCTGATCTCGTCGGCGGCCTCCTGGAGGATCAGCTCGTGCGAGCCCTGGGGGTCCGCGAGCACCTGGGTGTCGGCGGCGAGGTGCGGGTACACCGTCCCGGCCGGCACCTGGGAGGTCTCCCCGGTCCAGAACACGCGCTCGACGGCCCGGGCCTCGCCGTTCGTCAGAGCGGCGGTGGCGCGGTTCTCCAGGCGGGCGAGGTCGTTGCCCCACCCGACCGGCGAGCACGACAGCTCGGCGTACACCCAGAACGCGTGCGCGGCCCACGTGGTGACGCCCTCGTGGGACGCCTCCCCGGTGACCGGCCCCGTGCTGCACGGGTCGAGCAGCCCGGAGAACGCCGGCCCGCACGGGAGCCCCTCCCGCTGGGCGCCCATCTCCCACCGCTCCACCACATCGACGGGTGGAGCGGCGGAGAACAGGCCGTAGGGGGCGGAGACGAACGTCGGGCCCGTCTCGACCAGGGCGAAGAGATCAGGCACCGACGTCCCTCCTCTCGGTCACGTCGACCCCGGCTTACGCCGAGGCCGCGGCCTGCGTGGTCTGGGCGCCGGTGACGCCGTCCGGGAACATGTTGGCGAAGTTGATCCGGTAGGCCCGGTTGCCACGGGCACCGATGAACGACGCCTCTTCCGACCACGCCGCGGTGAAATCGTTCTGAGCGTTCAGCACGCTGTCGCGCACCACGCCCAGGTTCAGCGACATGCCACCGCCGCGGAAGAAGTGCCCCGGGGGGTACATCCGCACGTAGAACGACGACGGCCACGCCGTCGGGGCCGTGTCGGCGCCCATCGTCCCGGCGGGGGCGGCCCAGCCGGTGGCGTGCTGCCAGTCCTCGACGAACACGGCCCGGATGTTGCGGGCGTCGAGCTGGGACATCAGCCACGCGTCGGCGACGGACAGGTCGTCCCAGCCGTTGCGCTTCGACAGGTCCGAGCGGATCAGGCCCCGGACGAACACCGGCACGTCGACCTGCATCACCGCGTTCTCGGGCATCCCGAGGCGGAGCCGCTCGTGGGTGGCGACCAGCTCCAGCGCGCCGAGGAAGTGCGTGGTGGCCGACGAGGCGTCGCCCATGGTCGGGGTCACGTTCACGATCGACGCGTGGGCGTCCATCAGCGTGTTGTGCCGGCGGTTGAGCACCCGGTCGTGGGCGACCTCGACCAGCGACAGGTAGTGGCGGATCACCTCCGGGTAGGCGTCCTGGGTCAGGTTGCCGGCCAGAACGCAGATCCCGAGGAGCCACAGCCGCTCCTCGGTGAAGTCCGGGCACGGGGGCCGCAGGCACGCCTTGACCGGCGTGTCGCCGGTGGCGGCCACGAGGTCGTCGGCCTCGGTCCACAGCCACGGCATCGTCGCGTTCGTCGCGGTGCCCGACGCGGCCACACCGGAGAGGGCGAAGAACTGGGCGAGGTCGAGCGACTCGGGCCAGCGGAGCCCGCCCCGGTTGATGCCCACGGTCGGGATGTCGACCCGGCCCGTGGCGGGCCCGGTGAGGTCGAAGAACGAGTAGTCGATCTCCGACGGGGCGCACCAGCCACCGGCGGCGACGAGGGCGGCCATGCCCTCGAACGTGCGGGCCGGGTTGACCAGCTCGGCGAACGCCCGGTCGATGTCGGCCAGCGACGAGCCCTCCCCGAGGACGTGGTCGTAGTGGCGGGACACGGTGGCCACCGGCGCCGGGGAACCCTGGCCGCTGGTCACGGCCATGGTCTTGGCCCGCTGGGTGTAGGCGGTCACGAGGTCGTCGAGCGTGACCAGGCGCTGGCCGCCGACGACCGGCACGTTCCCGGCGGCCGTGACGACCATCTCCGGGCGCGGGCGGGCCGGGACGCCGGGCGCCGGGGCGTTGTTGGCGATGTCCCGGGCGCTCATGGCCGGGTTCATGGTGGGCCGCTTGGCGACGGCGGCGACGGTCAGTGGCCGGCGGGCCGAGGCGGCGGCGGCCTCGGCGGGCGCGTCGGCCGGGGTCTCGGCGGGCTGCTCGGGGGCCGGGTCGCCCTCGGCGGGCTGCTCCTCGACGGGCGGCGGGTCGTCGCCCTCGGCCGGGGGCTCGTCGCCCTCGGCGGTGGCGGGGGTGCCGGCGGCGTCGCGGATGGCGGCCACGTGGCCGGCCTGCTCCTCGGCGCGGCGGGTCACCTCGGCCTCGACGGCCTTCTGGGCGCCGGCCAGCTCACCAGCCCGGGCGGCGTCCTCGGCGGTCACGCTGGACGGGTCGGCCTCGGCCTTCGCGACGAGGGCGTCCAGCTCGGCCCGCACGCTGTCGAGCAGCTGGGTCAGGTCGTCGGGCTCGACGGCCCCCAGATCCTCGGGAACGGTCAGGGTGGGCTCGGTGGGCTCGGGCATCGTCTGGTCCTCTCTTGGACGCATGGTGCGTGTCAGGAGTCGACCAGGTCGAGCATTGCGGCCCCACCGGCGGGAGACCAGGTCCCCGGCGCCGAGCAGCGGCGTACGCCGGAGAGTATGCGCCGC